GAGAGCCCCAAGTCTTAAGGTTGACTTGAGACCCTGCTCTCTTTACCTGAACAGCAATCACCACGATTGTTGTGGTTTATCACAACTTCAGAAATGGAGGTACGATATGGCTATCAAGCCAAAAACCGCACAATCATTAATGAAGCTGTTCCTCCTACCTGATCCGAAATTGAAGTCCCTTAATAAGGACTTTATCGGATATGTTAAACAGGTAGATTTATGGGTCAAATCAGAGGGACTCCAAGGCGTTAAACGCGCTAAGGAGATCCATGGTTGGGTTCTAAGGTTCCTAATGGAACAAAAACCTAAACCCCTTCCATTCATAAGGAAGGTGAGCCAGGGGGTGCCTCACATTGTGAGACGCCTAGTATGGGCTGCAAAGTCCGGATCTGTGGAGACTAAGAGGAGGGTACTTACTCTTCTCCGACTTCATGATCTTTATTACCTCGGAATTGACAAATCTGAGGTAATGGCTCAATTAAGAACCATAGAACGAAGTCCAAAATCAGATCCATCGCTAATCAGACTGATAAAGTCTGATTTGAAGACCATTTTGACTCAAATGGTTAAGGTGAGCCCTAGAGTCACCATTCGGGAGTCAGCCCTGTCTTCTATGAAGGCAGGACCCAATGGCAGGTATGCAGTAATGCATTCCCTGGAAGATTATGTAGCTATTAAAGTACATAATCTTGAGCCGGTAGTGACCGAGTTTTCGAACAAGGTTGCTGCACTGGCCAAGGGCCAGAGTTATACGAGTTCGTACCCTAAATGGGACTGGACTACGATAACCTCTGATTTGATGAGGATGAAGGGCTTGGAAACTGAAGAAGAGCTTTCTTCAGCCGTCCACACTGGGCGGTTGGCTTTTCTTGGTGAAAAAGCAGGCAAGGTTCGGTGTGTTGCTATAGGAGATTATTACTCCCAAACAGCACTCAAACCCATCCATGATGCTCTTATGGATGTTCTCCGGGATATTCCCGAGGATTGCACCTTCGATCAACAAAAGGGTGCAAAGTTTCTTAGGGAACAATCTTCTAAAGGTTGTTTCCTCGCGTCCTACGACCACTCCTCGTGTACTGATCTCTTTCCTGCAGAAATGCAGAGAGATGTTATTTCCGAACTATTCGGAAATGCACTTGGAGATTCTTGGTTAAGGATTGTGACCGAGAGAGACTTTAAGTACTCACTTAGGAATCACAATTTGGAGGGGACAGTGAGATGGTCCAAAGGGCAACCTATGGGCCTTTATTCGTCATGGCCAGCAATGGCCGTGGCCCATCACTGTCTGGTGTATTACTGTGCGAAATCCTTAGGAATTAATCCTAAGGGTAAGTACGTAATACTGGGAGATGACATTGCCATCTCTGATCAACCTTTAGCTAGGAAGTATCTTGACCTAGTTAATAAACTTGGGATGAAGATAAACATAAGTAAATCGTTCATCTCAGGTGTTGATACTCCGAGTTGTGGAGAATTTGCCAAACGGCAGTTCTTCATGGGTGAAGAATTCACCCCCTTACCGACTGGTTTAATAGACCAGGCGATAACCGATTGGCGCTTAGCGCCGTTGGTTATCAGAAAGGTGAGGGAACATGTTTCCTTGAGCCTTCGCGATTGCGTCAGGTGGATTGAGGCAGTTTACCCTAAACAGGTAAATGTCCTCTCTCTACTTCTTACCAAGCCTATGTGGCTTGGAGGGTTCGGTTATAAAACCGAACGGCCCCTAGTAGAAGAACTACTAGGTAGCGAAGTTTCCTCTCCTACTTTTCTTGTTTGGCTTAAGAAGGCCATAAAACAAGAATCGAAGGAAGTGAGAAACTCTGACCGTAGAACTGAGAACTATTTTATAGATCTCAGTAGGTTCCTATCTGTAAGTACTATGAGGGAACACCCCTTTGTTAAACTTAGAGGGGGTCAGTACCCCGGTCAAGATAGAGACCTTGGTAGGATGATAGGCGAAAGAC